GAATATATTGTCCTGAATATTGCTGTAATTGTTGATTACCACAATTAATTGTAATTTTACTTATTATTTGAGCACCTAAATTTTGTATCCAAGCAAAATTATATGGTGCCCAATCTGTGTATATAGTCGTGCCATCTGGTTGAGTAACTGCTTGTGGCGGCATAATTGGAGACCAAATATTTGGTAATGTTATACATATATAGCAATCCATAAGTAAATCTGCGTACCTTTTCACTTTGAACGTGAATGTAGATTCACCAGTTAAATTTAGCTGTTGGTTTCCTTCAAAATCTAGTCTAAATTTTTGAAGTCCATAATTTGTTATTTTTTTATAAGTACATTTAAAAAATGATTTTTCTGGATTGGAAAAAAGTATTATATTTTGTTGCCCTTGTGAGACGAGATTCATTAATCCACCTGGCATATTAAGTATAATATATATATAGTTTTTAATTCTTAATTTCATCATAATATAATTTAATTATTTCTAATAATTCCTTATTTTCTTCATTTTCTATTCTTTTTATTTGTTTTTCAATTTCTTCTTTTAAAACTGGTAAACGAGTATAAAGCATTGGATTAAGTGATTTGCCATTTTTATCCTTAAATTTGTCTGGATTAAAACGTATAAAAATAAATTTTCCTCCATGAAGCATGTATAAATCATCATAACGTATTTCTTCATCATCTTTATCATATCCTTTATGTTGATTTTCATCTGTTTCAATGCATAATAAAGTATTACCAAATAATTTTCTGTGATCTATTCTTCTTCTGTGGCTACAATCGCAATTTCCTGTCCACAAAGGCATATCATGTTGAAAACCTTCAAAAATTAAATTAATATAATCACGAACAGCTATTTCTTTTGTTTTGCTTTGAACTTGTAATGTTAAAGGATCATTAGGGAACAAGTGTTGATAACACGAAGAACAATATCCTTTATATTTTGGGTTTCCTCTTGTACCTAAACAAAACCCACCTTTACATATTTTATTTTTATTTAATATATCACTCATATTTTCTTTTTTATGTGTGAAACAATAATTAGCTTTTTCTTCATTTTTAAAATTATAACAAGGCATTATTTTACAACCTTCATGAAGACATTTTTGTTTATTTACAATATCAATCATTCCTTCTAATTTATGTTCAAAACAATATAAAGGTTTTTTTTCATTTTCAAAGTTATAACTTGGTCTAACTTTACAATTTTTATATAGACATTTATTATTTACTAAATCTATCATTCCTTCTAATTTATGTGTAAAGCAAAATAAAGGTTTTTTTTCATTTTCAAAGTTATAACCTGGTCTAATTTTACAATCTTTATATAGACATTTTTTATGTTTTAAATCTATCATTCCATCTAATTTATGTGTAAAACAATATAATGTGTTTTTTTCATTTTCAAAGTTATAATTAGGTATTTTTTTACAACCTTCGTGTAAACATTTTTTATCTTTAACATTTATCATTCCTTCTAATTTATGAGTAAAGCAATACAAAGGTTTTTCTTCATTTTTAAAATTAAATGTAGGATATACGTTACACTCTTTGTGTACACATTTTTTATATTTTACATCAATCATTCCTTCTAATTTATGTGCAAAGCAATACAAAGGTTTTTTTTCATTTTTTAAATTAAAATAAGAGTTCATTTTACAATTATTATTTTGACATAATTGACTAACTAATTTATAATCTTCTTTATGTTCTTTACATCTTATAGGCTTACCATAATATTCACCATAGCTGGCTTGTTTACGACAAGTTTCAAAATCACAAAGTTTTGGCATTTTATTATATACAAAGAAAAACTTTATATTATTTATCCCCACTTTTATTTTTAGAGATAAATTCTCCTAAATATTATTCTCTCAAAAACTTTATTTCTAAAAATTAAAAATAATATATTATATTAATAATGACAACCGAATCAACAGGAGATTATTTAAGCGCTATTAAAAATATGAATCAAGATTTTCAATCATATATGATTATGGCATTTATTTTTATTATTCTAATAATTTTTATAGGTTATATGATTTATTTAAGTAGACTACAAAATTCTGAATGTAATTATATGAATAATTTATACTCAAGTGTAGATGGTAATATTAGACCTATAACAAATTCAGACCCTGATTGTTCTGGTAATTTATGCGATTATTATATTAAAACAGCTTATAATGCTTGTAGCGGCGGTTCATATAAAAATGACTTTGTTAATATATGTAACCTTAAAGCAGTTATTAAACAAGGTGTTAGATGTTTAGATTTTGAAGTTTATTCGGTTAATGACCAACCTGTTGTTGCTACAAGCACTTCAGATAGTTATTATGTTAAGGAAACATTTAATTCAGTAAATTTTGGTTCTGTTATGGATACAATTAGAAATTATGCGTTTTCTGGTTCAACTTGTCCTAATCCAACAGACCCAATTTTAATAAATTTAAGATGTAAAAGTAATAATCAAAATATGTATTCTAATTTAGCAAATATATTCAGTTCAAATACAGATATTATGTTGGGGCCAAATTATAGTTATGAAGCTTCTGGCACTAATTTGGGAAATACTCCTTTATTGTCACTCCAAAATAAAGTAATTTTAATAATGGATAGAAGCAATCCTGCATTTATAGAAAATGCTGATTTATTAGAATATGTTAATATTGCAAGTAATTCTGTATTTATGAGGGGATACGATTATTATAATATTCAAAATAATCCTGACATAAATGAATTAATAGAATTTAATCGACAAGGAATGACTATAGTTTATCCTAATAACGGCGGAAATCCTTCTAATCCAAGTGGTATGGTTTGTAGAGCTAGCGGTTGTCAAATGGTTGCAATGAGGTATCAATTTGTTGATAATAATCTTATGGAAAATGCTTTATTTTTTGATAGGGAAGGATATGCCTTTGCGCTTAAGCCTGCTGATTTAAGAAATCAGCCTGTTACAGTTCCAGCTCCAACACCACAAAATCCTGACTATTCTTATGCTACTAGAAATTCATCAACCGATTACTATAGTTTTAATTTTTAGTATAAACATTCAATAATATTATTATCATATATCAAATATTTCTTTTACGTTATTTCAAATAAAAGAAGAAATTGAAAAGTAAAACAATCTGTTTATCTTATAGAATGTAATTTTTTCAGTTACATAAATTTAGGATATGTTTGTCTCATTTTTCAATCTGTGTAATTTATTATATTATTCAATTTTATTTTGATTGAATAATATAGGAATGTCTAAAAATAAAAATGTATGTAAAAATTTATCATTTTCTGATTGTGAATTAGCAATATTACGTATGGCAGTAGATGAAGCTGAAGATAAAATGGGTAGGCGTGTAGTTAATTCAGATGATGTTCAACAAATTATAGATATAGTTGAAGAATTTATCAGACATAAGAAATTGATTTGTTATGGTGGAACTGCTATTAATAATATATTACCTGAAGAAGATAGATTTTATAACAAAGAAGTTGAAGTTCCTGATTATGATTTCTTCTCTCAAAATGCTTTAAGTGATGCAAAAGAACTAGCAGACATTTATTATAAAAAGGGGTTTTTAGATGTAGAAGCAAAATCTGGACAACATCATGGAACATATAAAGTTTTTGTAAATTATATGGCTGTTGCGGATATTACTCATATGCCAAAAGAAATATATAATATTCTTAAAAGAGATGCTATAAGTGTTGATGGATTATTATATGCTCCTCCTAATTTTTTAAGAATGTCTATGTATCTTGAATTATCTAGACCAGCAGGCGATATTAGCAGATGGGAAAAAGTATTGAAAAGATTAACACTTTTAAATAAGAATTATCCAATAACAGATATTAATTGTAACGATGTTAACTTTCAACGTGAAATGGAAAATAGAGAGAACGAAGAGAAAATTTATGACACTACTAAAAACGCCTTAATAAATCAAGGTGTAGTATTTTTTGGTGGTTTTGCTAACACTCTTTATTCTCAATATATGCCAAAAAAATTAAAAAAAAAACTAGAAAATATAGCTGATTTTGATGTTTTATCTAACAATCCTGAAAAAACTGCTGATATTATCAAAGAACGATTACATGATAATGGTGTTAAAAATGTAAAAATAATAAAACAAGATCCAGTTGGAGAGATTGTTCCTGAACATTATGAAGTTAAAATAGGCAAAGATAGCATTCTTTTTATTTATAAACCCATTGGATGTCATAGTTATAATATTTTAATGATGAATGGTAAAAAAGTTAAAGTAGCAACGATAGATACTATGTTAAGTTTTTATTTAGCATTTTTATATGCTAATAAAGATTATTACAAACAATTTATTGATAGAATACTTTGTATGTCAAAATTTCTTTTTGATGTTCAACAAAAAAATAGATTATCACAAAAAGGTTTACTAAAACGTTTTAGTATCACATGTTATGGACATCAAGAAACAGTAGAAGAAATCAAAGCAGAAAAAGCAAAAAAATATAAAGAATTCAAACAATCTAATAATAAAAAAATGTTTGAAGAATGGTTTTTAAATTATAAACCGGATGATATAAAAATACATAAACAAAAAAACAAACCTACCAATAAAAAGAAAAAAAATAAAAGTAATAAAATAGGGTTTTTAAATCTATATAACAATAATTCAAAAACTCGAAAAAATAAAAAAGATATTTATTAAATATCATGTGGTTTTTGATTCATTGTACAGAATCCACCTTCGCAATCATAATCACTTTGTTGACTTTTTTTATTTTGATAAAATTTAAAAATAAATATACCAATAATAATAATTAATATTACAGCTCCAATGTAAATATACATTGTGTAATCATTACTTACTATGTCATTAACATTGTCAATAACTTGGTTTAAATTAGGTACATCTAAAGAAAACCCCGAATCTGTTATGTCAATAGAATCCATTTATTAAATTATTATTTTACAAATAAATAATGATTTAAACTTATAAACAATAAGTTTCTAAAATTATACTAAATGTTTCAAAAATAATTTTTGTAATTATTTTAAAAATTAAAGTATTCTTAAATTCTTTTAGAACATATTTTTTTAAATAAATAAATAGATAAAATGTATTTACTAATATATATTCTAATAAAATTTTTATATTATAAGTAAATTTATTTAAAACACTCCAGTCATTTACAAAACTACACATAGAAGTATTGCTTTTTTTTATAAAAAAACTATGAATATCTAGTAGTCCAGTTAATATTCTATGAAAATTTGTTTTTTCATTTTTAATGTTAAAAGCATAAATAATTTTATCATAACCAAACAACTCCATATGTAAAATTTTTCTATCATGTTGTTTATTAAAAATATAAGCATTTATTCCATCAAAATATTTTTTTTTATAAAGCATATTATTATCAATTAAAAATGGAATATAACATGATTTAATTATTGTATTTATTATGTCATCTATATTTTTATAATTACATTTTACAATTTTTTTCCGTTTTTTAATATCATAATAACAAATAAATAATTTATTTTTCAGTTTTGAACATATATCATCTGGAATCCTTTCTTGTAAAAGTATTTTAAGTGATTTTATGGTGCTTAATGTATGTTTTGTCTTAAATTCGTGATTTGCTATTTCATATAATTTAGGCATTAAATCGAGTGAGTCAATATAATATAATAATGCAACTACAGACCCTATACTACATCCTGAAATTCTTTCTATTTTAATATAATTTCTTCTCTCCATTTCTTTTAAAAAATAGATGGCGCCAACAAGATAACTTCCATTAAATGCTCCTCCATCTAAAACTAAATCCAAATGTTGTAACTTCTTTTCTTCTTCTGGTAAATTTTGTATTAATCTATTTACATATTCATCAATCATCATATAATAACTTATAAAATCAAATTGATTAATATAACGAAAAATTATAGCTTCTTATTTTTCAAGGGCCTAAAAAGTTCCGAAATAAGATGTAGTTTTTGTCAGTAAATGGAATAATAATCCAAATAAAATACTAATCAAGATATATCCATTTATATTATAATTTCCATCATTCGAAAATAAAAAGGGAACGTATGTATAAAAAAAACGTTTAAAAAATGGCAATTGAAATAAAAAATATAAAACAGCTAATAATATAGGTGTTTGAATTTCATTATACATATCATCTAGCGAATCATTCGTCTGTTTTCCTTTATAATAATTGTTTACCATATCAGATGTTTGTTCATAATTTTTAATATAATCTTCATGTTGAGCTGGTGGTGGTGGAACATAATTTGGCATTACTTGTGGATCAGCACTTATTCCATTTGTTGTCATAGGTATATCTCTTGATGGAAGCTGTGTTGCCCCTGCCAATGTAGCCTGTTGTAAACCACTAACAATTTGATTAATTGTACTTTGATCTAAAGACATACCTGGTGCTCCAGGTTGTTGTGATGTAATCTGTTGTTTTTCTTGTGCTGTTATAGTAAGATTATTAGTAACATTTCCTCCGCCAAGAGGATCAGTTGGTAAATCTAAAATACTAGTTGCATCGCTCATAATTATTGTAAAGAATGATTGATTATAATAATTACGCAAAATTTTATTCAAATGTAATTGTTTTAACATTTAATGAGCATTTTGTAGCAACTGGCACAAATTTAACACAATTACCTTTATTTTCGTAAATTTTTTCCTTAAATTCATCTAAAGGTGGAGCATGAAAAGATAGACAATTATTACCTTTACATACTTTTCTAAATAGAGATGCTAAACCAAAACCTAGTAATATAGACATTATTATTTTACCTCTTTCACTATGAACAAATTTGCCAAGGTGTAATGACATTTATATTATTATAATATAAATATTATATCATAATAAATATTTCTAAGCTTGTATTGGAATTGTTGAAATCATATTTTTATCCTTGGGACATTCTATATTTTCTTCTTCAAAATAGAAACAATTGTTTGCTTTATCTTTAAATAAAATCTTATTTACATTTTCAGGACTAGGATAAATGTATATATTTTTCATTTCTGGTCCCATTAAATAGACAAATAAAAGACCAATTGTAAAACTTATTAAAAATATTGGTAACGAAATATAATTTAATAACATATATATAATTACTTTAGAAAAAACCCCTGCCAAAATTTACTTCTTTTTCAACTAAATTATTCATAGCATCTATTAACATATCATATTTTTTGACTTTTGTTTGTGGGTCTTCTTTATAAAATGTTAGATATGTATTTTGTAACGTTTTAGGTTGTTTATTAAATGATTTATTATAAATTGAAACGCCAAAATCATATTGTCCATTTTCCATTTTTCTTGGTGGAATAACAAGATTAGGTGGGGTTGTTAATTTACAACCATTCCATTGGGGACCATGACTTATTCTCTCATTTACACACTTATACATAAATTCTTTCATCCAATCAATATTTGTTTTAAATTCAATTTTTAATGCTGTAGGTAAATGACTCCATAAATTTTTATATTCATCTGTATGCCATTCTATTCCATCAACACCTTGACCAATAATTGGTTCATCATTAAGTTCACCAGTTGGGGGAGGTATTTCAATTGTGAATTCTTTTTGATTTTCAAATAAATCCATTTGTTTTTTTCTTGGTTTTATAGCTTTCAACCCAACATCATAAGCAACAACTTTACTACTATATGCACTAACTAATATATCATCTGTTTTATATTTTTTTTGAATTAACCTACAATAATTATTATCATCATTAAAAACATCATTAACTTTATATTTCAACTGTCTAATTTTATTTAATAATGGTTCTAAAGTTGTATGATAAATATTAGCAGCATCTACAGCAAATTGTGTGTCATTCATACTATTCATTTTTTTTATACAATCCTTTATATCATTAATACTTTTATATGATTGTACTAATGCTTCATCTAATTCTACTTTTTTTGTAGGATTATTCACTTCTTTATTCCACATATCTAAGTAATTTTCGTAAATACTAGTCAAACTAGTAATATATTCTTTGTTTGAATCAAAATCTTCAATTGCTGTTTCAGTTGTGATCAAACCAAATAACAATTTATTTTTGTCATTAATAATAGTATTTTTTGCTTCTTTTATTTCATTTAATATAGCATTTAATTCTTCATCAAGCGATTGATGTATTCCTTTATTTAATTCAATATGTAAATTACATGGATCAACTAAATTACCACAAATTGCTTTAAATACTCTATGTTCTGGAATCTTATCGTCAGCCGGATAATATGTCATTGAAAAAATTGTACCTTTTTTAGATGGACGTTTACAATTAACACATTTTGGCATTAGTTTAAGATATTCTGAACGTTTCTCTCTATTACTAAGAGCAGGATTGTTTATGATTTTTTTTTTATTTATATTTATTTGACTTTCAAATTTATCTTTTAATTTATAATATTCATTTATAACATCATGTGGACTAAGTATTTCTTTATTTGTATCACTAGATTTTGAATTAATCTGTTTTGAATCATTTGATATAGATATTCTTAATGGTTTTTTTGGTTTTAATATATATTCTTCGCTTTCTGACTCTGATTCATTAGCTTCTAAACCAGGTATTTTATCTTTAATATTAATATTAATTTTAACTGGGCTATCTTTTTCTGTATCACTTCCTGTATCTTGAAAAATTGCTTCAGTTAATTTTATTGTATTATCTCTTTCTGACATTATATATTATAGTTAATAAATTAATTTTTAAGCTAATACATGATAAATCTAAATACCTGGTCTTGAATGAATAATATCATATTCGTTTTCCCAACGTGGTAATCCAGTAATTAATTCTTGATGTGCTCTTTGTTTAGATATTTGAAAATTTTTTATTTTTTCCAGAACATATTGCTGTTTTTCTTTATTTTTCTTCGCAATTTCAACAGGCGTTAATTTACCTTTATATTTATAAATTAGAATACCTCCTAAAATAAGTACGAAAAAAATTAACATACCAATATTAAAAATCGTATTATGAAATTCCTCTCTAATTATATGCGACTGCTTTAAAGCGTTACTTAAAAAAGATTTTACTCCTGGTTCAGTTAATGTTGGTTTAGGCGAAGCAAATTTGTTATTAGTAATTTCTTGGAAATTCATATTTAATATAGTTAATTTTTTAAATTAAATTATACACATTATCTATATGACAAATTCATACTTAAATATTGTAACTTTTTTATTAACAACTATATTTTATTATTTGGCTCTAAAACCAGCCTTACCTTATACGATGTATAAAGATAAACAAAAATATCAAGAATACATTGGTAATAATTATATGTATTTAGCTGTATATGTATTACTTGTTATAGTGATACAATTTATAGTTAATTCATCAATTATTGCTAATTCATGTGGAGGAAATATTACAGAAAATATGGGTGCTGCCGGTGTCCTAACGTTTTTACCATGGATATTAATATTTGGGGTTTTAGTTTTAGTTTTAACTATTTTTCCTGGGTTTAAAAGTGCTTTTTCTGATGTTATTGGTTACTATTATGTTTCTAGTCAAGCTACTAAAGTATTGACTGAATTATTAGTAAATCAAGAAATTCAAAAGAAAATGACTGAAGAAACCGATATGACGCCTGAAAAGAAAGAAGCACTTGAATCTGCCGCTGATGCTATAATTAAAATATGTGGAAATACTTCCATATTAATTAATCAAATAGTTCCAAGTAATTTTGAACAATATTGGACAATACTTACTCCATTGATGAAAGATAAGTATAAAGCAGGTGGTCCAGAAGCTGATACTATTCAGAATGATTTATTTGAATTAGTTGTTACAAGAGATAATATTGGTGAAGCTATGTGGTATATATATACTGGTTTATTGCTTACATCAATTGTTCAATTTAAAATAACTAGTCGTGGGTGTAATACGAATCCAAAAACTATGGAGGCAAATTACCAAAAATTTTTAGAACAGGAACAAAAAGCCAAGGAACAAAAGGAAAATACATCAGCTACATATACAATTACTAGTTAACCATATTATATTGTAAAATAATTTGCACTTTTTTACATTTCCTAATGTTCTGTGTTTCTCAAACGCAGAATTTTATGTTAAGATTAAAAAATTTTGTGAGCATTTACATAATATAAAACGCTTAAATAACATAATACCCCTAAAACTAATGATAATAACCAAATCGGTAGAATAGTTTTATTTCTATATCCAATCCCAAATTCTCGAATACTTCCATCTTTATTATAAAAACAAGCTGGCTTCATCATTTGAATTGTTCCAAAAATTACAACAAATAATATTATTGATATTAATGTTATATTTTCTCTAATATATGTTTTATACATCTAATATATAATTATAAACTATTTTTTATAATTATATTTGTCTAAATACTTAATCTTCGTCTCCATATGTTTCATATTCTGGTGCATCTATACCAGTATAATTACCATCATAATAATCTTCACCTAAATAACCCATATCAAATGCATCATTTTCTATATCATCATCTACCTGTCTTTGTTCTAAATATTCATCAACTAGAATATCAATATTTTCATCAGTAGCATCTTTGTTTTTTCTTCTAATTTTTCTTTCTGCTTTTTCCATTTCATCCCTCAACTCTTGTTCCTCTTCTCTTTCATAAAATTCTTTTTCATATATTGTTAAACCTTTCTGTAAACCTTTGTTATATAAACCTTGTTTGGTAATTTTTAAAATATTATCTATATCTCTTCCTTCATCAGTCATTGCTTTTAATTTATCTGTTACCATATCCTTTTCTCTTTCTTTTAATTTAAAAACCCTATCTTGTATTTCTTCATATGATATATCAATTAAATCTTTTTCAGTGGTGAATATATCAATAAATGATATAAGTAGACTAGCTATTGCTTCTCTTAATTGTCTTAAATTTCCAGTTTTAATTCTAGTATCAGTTTTATCTGTGTATGACATTTCAACATCTATTTTTCTCTCAATATCATCAATATAATCAACAGAAAAAAGGTCTACGACATTTGTTGAGGATTTTACTTCAGTTACAATCATATCATTATTATCTGCCAATTCAATATATGTAAATAAAATTTTAAGTAAATAATGTTCAAATAAATATCTACTAGTTTTTTCATCTATTATTCCTCTAAGTATTTTATCATTATTTTTAATACTAGAATAACATGGTGTTGATTCTGCTAATTTAATTATATTTTTACATATATTTTGAATTGTAATTAAAATTTTTGATATTGTATTAAAACCATAAAATGGTTTAAGCTTATCAAAATAGTTAGCTATATTTCTTGTCAATTTATTAGAATGTATTTTAGAAAATCCACAATAACTTGGAATATGTGTATTATCATAATTTACTTTATTTATTATAATATTTGGAAATATGTTTATAAAGTTGTTAATAAATGTTTTATAAAAATTAGTTACATTATACATATTATCATTTGAAATTTTTATATTTTCATTTCTAGTTGAATTATCACATATCCAATTTGACAAATTTTGTATTGTATCTATAAAATTTTTAATTGATTTACGTGTAACTTTTGAACCACTATTTTTTTGAACAAAATCTATTAATTCTTTTGACATTTCTTCATTTGATTCAAACAAATAATTATTAAGGTCTTTAACTTGAGGCGTTGTAGTCTCTGAAGCGATATCAAATGTATCAATAGCATTTTTAATTAATTTTCTTAATTCAACTTCAATTATTTCATGTTCATTATATTCATCATTTATAGCTTCTAATAATATTGATAATTTAGCTATACAAGAAATAACTGGATTTGATATATCAATTTTTATAATATTCTCTCTACTTACTAATTCAATTAGTCTTAAAAATTGTTGACTTGTATAATTTTTACCGTCTTCTTTGAGTTTCTGAATAATTCTTTCAATTGTATCTGACGGATCAATTAATTCTGAATCTGGTTTGCTTGTGCAAATGGGTAATAAATCTTCAGGAATTGGAAGTAATGATTTGAATTTACAATAAAATATAAAGGCTAAATAAATTGTTTTTTCATTAAATGTATTTGGAATTGGGGGATATACGTTTTTGGTGTTAATATTACTATAAAATATTAATGACTCTGTATTGCTTCTTATATCATCTAATATATTTGAGAGTCCATCTACTATGTTATTAAATTCCGATATCTCACCATTACGTGTATTAAAATAATTAAAAGTGCTTTCATTTTCTTTGCTATCGCAACAAGCATTTTCTAAATATGGTTCATTATTTGCTGTATGTAGAAGAAGTTTATGTTTTTTAACAATATCTTGAATTATTTCCTGAATAGCTAGAGAGAATTGTATAATTTTTGACTCTATGACTAGTATTTTTTCTCTCTGATTTTCAGAACCACTTCTTAAATCATTTAAAAGACTCGTTTTAAATTCTTTAGAAATGTTTGTTAAATGTCTAATTTTAAATGGAACAAGAGGAGGAAGAAAATCTGACCATTTTGAAATATCATGTTCTGCCGGAATATCAGATGCTGGGGTTGTCAATAAATATTCTGTTTTTTCTACAAATTTTCTTTGTACTTCTGGTAATTGAAGAAGTATAGTATCTATAAATGATTGAATTTTTGTCTGAATTTTTTGAGAATTTGTTTTTTTTAATACATTCCATGGCTCTCCAGATTCTCTTATATCATACGTTATACAAGCTAAATAAGAAACACTACTATAATCTCCTTGTCCATCGAATGGATATCCCGTAAAAGAACGCACACAGCCTGGATGTGTTTTTCTTGTTTTTACTGATGGTATTGATGTTTGCACAGCAATTAAATACATACCTAGTGTGCTATAAAGAAGGAAAGTGTTAAAAAAATCCTTATAAGATGGTATAGCTTTCTTTGCAGTTTTTATTTTTTCTTTGTAATCGCTTTCACTTTCTACATTTATTTTAATTGTTTCAATAACAGAATTAATTATAAATTCTTTTTGAGATTCTATATTAATACCCATTGCAACTGATAAAGCGTTTATAATATTATTAATCATAATAGTTTCTGGTGTTATGTATTTTATAGTTTTTTCTGTAGTTGTAGATATTATTTTATTTCCTGCTTCTTCTTCCATAATAGATCTAGATATAACTCGAAATCCTTCATCATATCCTTCATCAACATCAAAATCACCAGGACAAATCGGCCAACCTGTATATTTATCTGTCCACCAATCACCGTCATCACTTAGTTGACCATTTGTCGATTTAATATTCTCTAAAGCTGACATATACATATAATTTGAATCATGTGACTCAACAAAAGCAACAGCTAATGTTTTTTTAAATGTTGGTAATAAAGGAGCATTACTCTTTATACAATATAACCAGTGTTCGGTTTCTTGCTTACCAATTGGAGAAATCCCTGGCATAAATGGTCGCGTAAATTTATTTGTAAATTTAATTATATCATTTTGTTTTTTAACAAAATCGCTTTGACGTAAAATTATATTAAGAAGTTCAGAAAAAGGCGATACTATATGTTCTTTAAAATCATCTTCTATATTAATTCCTAACTTATACTTTTGATTATTATACTTTAACAAAAAGTTTGTTTCTATTTTTGATACAATAGGCATGATTGACAAAAAATAATTAAATTTATCCGAAATTTCTTTTTCAAAATTGTCTTTTGAAAATTTATATTTTGTATCAAATTCGCTTATTATACTTTTAAGTAATGAATTTTGTAAATTTAACTCAGTTGTCTTCATACTTTCACAATTGTCGCCAGTCTTTGTAGGCACACTTATGCATTTTTCTTGTAAATCACAAATAATAGATGAATCGTCTGAAATTTTTTGTTCAGCTGATAGTTTTTCATCAATGACCCATTTATTATCTTTTCTAACATAATAATCAGATTCATCTGCGATGTTTTCAGCATAACCCTTATATAATATAGCATATTGTCCATTAATTACTTTTTTTGCACCATCAATCAATGTATCAGCTATATATGTTGCATCTGATTCAGTCAGGTTATTTTTTTTCATTTGGTCACGAATTATATGTTCTTTTAAGCTGTCCGGTGTTAAACTTATTAATTGTTCAGCATATCCCCCTTTTTTATTTTCCTCTTCCATTAGTCCATAATTTGTTTTATCATATTTTTTATCAAAATAAATTAATATATTATTATCATTTTCTAATTGCTCTAATGATGTATATAATTTTGCGATTGTAATATTTTCACATTTATCAGTGTTTTCTTTTAATTTATTATCATTTTTGTTCTTTTCAGCATCAAAAATATCACTGACGTCCGCTGGATACATTAATTTCAAGTTTTGTTCTGATAATGCTGATGTATATAATCTAGAATAATCTTTTAATATTAATTTACGTAATATCTCTGAATTACTCATATTTTCAGTTGGAACTGTTAATTGATATCCGGTCTCTAAAACTTCATCGTGATAATTTCTAGATAAAATTATTAATAAGCTAAATGCTTTAAATTGACTTATCGATTGCTGTTTTATGGTTGACACAAGTTTAAAAATTTTAGAAAATTCTATGATTTCTTTATTATATTCTGAAATTTTTGAATCAATAAACTCTATTATTTCATTATATTGATTAAATGTCAAATCATCTGTATAAATCAAAAATGGCTCTAAATAACCAACTACATCAACAATAGATAATTTTCCTTTTATATATTTTTTCATTAAATTAAATAAAATACGAGTTTTTGGAACAATTGTTTCAACGTATTTTTTATAAAAATCATTCTTATTCAATCCATGTAATTCTTCAGAAGGTATATTTATAACATAATTTCTTATACCACTTACAAATTCATTCTCATCTAATTCTAATTTATTTTCAAATGATTCAATAAAAACATTTGATACGCTTGTTTTTTTCTTTAATAATTCCCAATAATTTAAAAATATTTGACTCAAATTTGCTTTAGTTAATATGTCTGTTCCTGGTAAATTAATTCTTGAAAAACGAATAGTCGGTTCAGGAAGTGTCATTATTGATCTAATAGACATTAAATCATCATCTGAAATTTTTACTCTTATTGTTGTCATTTTTGAAGATGTTATATCAGTTGCTTCTAATTTTGTGCTTGCTAGCGAATACTTTGATATCACAAAACGTCTATTTCTTATCATATTATTACTAAATACTGATGAATATAAATCTTCTAAATTTTCTATAGCTACATTAATGTCTGATTTTACATATTTTTCACCAATAATATCATTTATTCTATCTTCTTCTGGATATTCAAAAGGTCTAAAATATTGTGATAAATCTGAATAAAGAGCAGTATATTTATTACTTTCTGCTGGCAAATCGCTTGATTTATAAGTTTTAATCAAACTAACCATGTTATGTATATCTTTATTAATATCTAAACTAATAATGTCATTATTTTCTTCATCAATATTCAAGACATTATAAACTTTTTTAATATTTCTTACAACAGGTAATATCCAATACAAATTTTTGTTAAAATTTTGTAACCAAATAGAGAGTGGTTTCCAATTTGCTTCTTTAACTAATACACCATCAACATTACCATACTGGTCAAAATCAGAAAATTCTTGTCTTAATTGTTTAAATCTCTCTATCATTATGTGAATATTATTAAGAACTCTTGGCGTTCTTTCTGCGTTAGGAATTGTTGAGAGAAGATCATCTAACAAGTCGCTTACTTGTTCTTCAATACTATATTTTTTTCTTTTTGTTGAAACATCTTTAAATTCAACAATTGGTCCTAATTCTTCATCGCCAAAAACTACTTGGTCTGCTTTAAGTATAAATTCTCTTAACTGGTCCTTTACATCTTTAACAGGAACTACTAATTCAATTTCTTGAGCATCTACAACTTTTTTTTCTTCTTGAAGTTCAGGAATATCTAATTCACCTTCTTCTAATTCTTCGTCTATTACAGTTTTTTTTTCTATTGGTTTTTGTATTATTTCAATGTTATCAATTGGTAAATTTTCAGGAATTCCTTTATAATCAAAATTTATATATATAATATCTTTATCAGTAGTTCTTAATTCAATCATATCTTGTTCTAGATTTGTAATCTCTCCAACAATAATAGCAGGGTTTGGGTCAGAAAAATATATTTTAATCCATTTACCTGGAAGCAGACTATTTTGTCTAGCGTAACTTGGAGTATCTACTCTATGAAGTATTTCAATTCTTGTAATATTACCATCACCTAAAATTCCGTCTTCGGATATTTTTAATTTTATCATGTTTAATGTATCAGTATTAATTAAATAAGTTTTTGAACTATCAATATAATCAATAATAAAGGTTTGACCGTTTAGAATATCATTTACTGGATTACTAATACGAATTACATCACCTAATTGAAGATCCAGTTGTATATCTTCTTTTTGAGATTCTGTTTCTTTTTTTTCAGACATTTGTTCTATAATTATATTAGATATTTTTATATACTTAAGTAATAATCAATATAAAATATAGTTTAAAGACAAATTAATAATTATAAATAACAAAATATGAGCAAACATACTTACAATTTGTCTGAAATCAATGGTTTTAACGAATTACTTAACCCAGATTATGTTTATAGCCCAAATACACTAAATCCGCTTATACTAAAAATAAATAAAACTCAATGTAAAACTAATAATTCATTATATAGTGTTATTAGATATGATAAAAATTTTTTATGTGTTGACCTTATACCATCATTTGGAATTTGTAGGTCAATTGTATTAAATTCGGCTAATCAAATTGTTAGTTTTGCACCACCAAAATCTCATCCTTCTAATTATTTTATTAATAAATATAATGAAAATATAGACGGTATCCAAGCTCAAGAATTCGTAGATGGAACTATGGTAAATGTTTTTTTTGACCCAGCTATTGGAGTTACTGGTAGTTGGGAAATTTCAACACGCAATACAGTTGGCGCTACATGTTCCTTCTTTAAATCCCCTAATTCAAAGACATTTAGAGATATGTTTATGGAAGCAGCAGTTGAATGTAAATTAGATATTAATCAATTAGAAACTGAATTATGCTATAGTTTTGTGCTTCAACATCCTGAAAATAGAATAGTCGTTCCATTTAAAAAACCACAATTGTATTTAGTCGGTGTATACAAAATAAATAACATTCCTAATAATATTACGATTGATTCATTTGATGTATATGAATATCAACATTTTTTTAGTGAATTAGGCACATCTGTTAAGTTTCCACAAATTTATTATTTCAATAATTATTCTGAATTGATTGAAAAGTATGGGTCAATGAATACATCATATGATGTAGTTGGTGTAGTCATTTATAATAAGAATACTGGTGAAAGAACTAAAATCAGAAATCCTGTATATGAACAGGTTAAAAATTTAAGAGGTAATCAACCCAAGTTACAATATCAATATCTTTCTCTAAGAAAGGAAGGTAAAGTTGGGGACTTCTTGCAGTTTTATCCTGAAAATAAAAAGGAATTTTCTGTATTCAGAGATCAGGTTCATCTTTTTACAAATACATTATATAATAATTATGTTTCTTGTTATATCAAAAAAGAAAAACCTTTAATTGAATTTTCAGAACAATATAGAACTCATATGTTTAATATTCACCAATACTATATGAATGAACTAAGAGAGAACAAACAATTCGTAACTAATACGTTTATACAAAAATATGTAAATAACCTTCACCCTTCTTTGTTAATGTATTGTTTGAATTTTCAGATGAGAAAGCGTAATATTGATACTGTTATTTCTGATAAAAATTAAAATAAAATAATGTAATATAAATGGGAGGAAAAACTAAAAAACAATCAGTTTCATTATTTGGTATAAATGATTGTTATAAACCAAAAAAAAATACAAAAAAAGCTTATGAATACAGAATTAGTAAAATATATAAGCGCCCAAAAACCCTTAAAAATTATTCAAAGAAAAAATTTATAAATATTATTTTATTTCCGCATGATTTAGGACAAACTAAGCATGGCGTCCAAAAAGCTCCTAAATTTTTAAAAAAATACATTAACAAAAAACATCATAGATTATATGATGTTAAAGATACAAATGATTTTTTTACAAATATACATAACTTATATGAAATGAATAAAAAGGTAGCAAATCCCAAAATAAATATTGGCGGTGACCATTCTATGGCTTTTGCGACAATAGCAGACACTATGAATCGTTATCCAAATGCAAAAGTTATTTATTTTGATGCTCATGCTGATATTAATACATATGCAAGTTCGAAATCAAAACATTATCATGGTATGCCATTAAGTTTTGTTACAGGAATTGATAAAGATAGTAAATTTAGTTTTATCAAAAATAAATTGAAATTAGAAAATTTATTATATGTTGGTGGACGATGTTGGGATATATTTGAACGTGATTTAATATATAAACATAATATTAAACATATTGACCCACATGAACTTAATAATGACTTTGAAAATGCTATGAATAAAATTCTTACTTTTGCCGGAACATCTCCAATTCATTTATCATTTGATGTTGATTCTATGGATAAAAGTTTAGTTCCTTCAACTGGAACAGCCGTTAAGGGAGGAATTAATATGAATATAGGTAAAGAAGTTTTGAAACAAATTAAAAATTATACTAACGTTGTTAATGTTGATATTACTGAATTAAATATGGATTTAGGAACACATAAAGAAGCTCAAAAATCATTAAAAAATACGGATGAATTATTTAAGTCATTTTTAGAATAAATATCAGTAAATTTATTATTATAACCGACAGAAAAGTACTATTATGTAGTTGAGACACAAATATAATAAAAATGCTTAATTTAATTAATTGAGGATTAAATTAAGCGAAAATCAAAATGAATAACAAGAAATATACAATGGAATTTATAACATTATAGTATAAATTTAACGAGGAACTAATTTTAGAAATTCTTTTCTAATTTTACCAAATATTTCACTAGAATAAGCTATTGCTTTTTTTAAATCACCTTTAATATTTAATATTTCAATAGTCTCTTTATAAGCAACACGAATTAAGCTATATGTATCATGTGGATGTAACATTTTAAACCCGCAAAATTTTAATGAGCCTGTTGATTCATAAAATAATGCTAAAAGAGCATATTCAATTACTTTTCCAATAGTATAATCCTCGTTTTCAAGAACGATATCAAAACAATTTTTCATAGTGTTATCAGATACTTTAATCTCCAAAGTATCTTCTTCAATAAGTGTATCTAATTTAACTAATTTGTCAATCATAATTGAACACGCCATAGTAAGCAATTCAGGGTTTGTATAAATACCGATAGTTTGAATAATAAAATCGAAGCTATCTTTTTTGAAAATTCGTTTTCCTTCTAACAGTTTCCAATTTGTTGCTTCAAATTCAATTTCAATTTCTTTCTTTCCTTCGTCTTTCCATTTTTGTTTTAACTGTGCTAATTTTGCTTCCTGTGCGACATCATCAATAGTATTACCATATGAACAAGTTGATACAACATTATAAGCACCATCTTCTTTAGCAGTTCCTATGTCAAATTCACATGTTAAATTAATTTTTTTTGCTTGTAGCTCTTCTGCTACTTTAGGTTTTAATCTGACAAAATCTATAAAATCGCCAGTATGTTCATTGGCTGGGAAAATTTCTTGAATTTTGTCCTTGGGTAAAATTTTGTTGGATACAGAATCTTTAATTGTAAAATCTTCTGTAGTTACTACAATAGTTGTATCTGTATTATTTTCTACATTTAATTCCATAATATAATTTTTTAATGGAAAATCTTGAACATCTTTAATATGTATTGGAATACAACTTAAACGATGTTTAACAATTTCATTATTTAGACCGCAAGTATTCGAAATAATATTACATTTATTTTTATCATTTGGTGAAACTTTAAAAACAACAATAGGGATTTCTGATAAAATTATTCTTCTAATCGCATTTACAAAACTTACGTTTATTCCACTAATTGTAAATAGTAACTCATTATCATTTATTTTAGATACGAGTTCTACGCGTGGATTAACTACTTGTGTATTATCACCTGATAAATATGAATAAGCCATAGTTGGTCGTGCTTCCATTATATCTAATATACATTTATATTTAAATTATTAATTTAATTCATTTTTATTTTTAAATGAGTTAAATATAATTTTCAATTAACTAAGTATATATTAAGATGAGTTGTATTTTATATTATAGCAAATATTGCGAAGTTAGTAAAAAATATTTACAGTTGTTATCAAAATCTGATATTCAGAAAGATATTCATTTTATATGTATTGACAAAAGAGTTAAAGATTCTAATAATAAAACATATATTATTTTAGAAAATGGTCAAAAGATTATTTTACCAGAAAATATTACAAAAGTTCCTGCTTTATTATTACTGAATCAAGGATATCAAGTCTTATATGGAGAACAAATTTTACAACACTTAAAACCTAGACAGCAACAAGAAATCAAACAATCTACACAAAATAATATGGAGCCTATGGCATTTTCTCTAGGAGGAGGAGGTAATTTTGGAGATGTTGTTTCTGATCAATATAGTTTTTTAGACCAAGATCCTGATGATTTAAAAGCTGATGGTAATGGCGGTATGAGACAAATGCATAATTATGTTGATTTAAATACTGCTTTTAATGGACAATTTTATAATTCTGGAACAGGAGAAGATTTTAATACTACAATTAAGGGACAAAAAAAAATTAGTGATGACGCGGCTAATTCACAAATGGAACAAAAATTAAAACAAATGCAAGAGCAAAGAGATGCTGACATTAGGTCTATTACTGGAAATAGACCACCAATGAGTTATTGAGTCGGGCATAGTTTGAATAAATGCCCCCGATTCAACCATTTACAACTTTTTACAAAAATGAGACAAACTCATTTTAAATTTTGGTCAGTATAATTTATATTAATTTATTTTAAACCAATTTAAAAAGATTATTTGAACATAAATAATGTCTAATATATTAACAGCGTTTAATGATCATTTTCTTGAATTTATAAATGATGTTCAATCTGTGTTTCCAAATGATCCTGATATTTTATCTGCAAAAAATGCTCTAACTATGATTCGAAAGGCTAACCCAAAAATGATTGTTAAAATTTGGAAGACACTTATTGCTGATAAATATAAAAATCAAATTGAATCAAATGATATTTCATTTTTTTTAGAAAAAGATTATTCTTCTGATATTTCAACATCTAATAATTCAGACAAAATTATGGAAGCCATTGATAGATTGAGGGAACCTATCAGAAATATGGGTCCAGATAACCAATCAAAAGTTATGAAGTATATACAAAATTTAACAAAACTTTCTCAACTATGTGAATAAAATAATTTATTTCAATATATATATATTCTTAAGTTTGACTTAAATAAATTTAATATATATTAAATAAAATGTCGACAGAAAATTCCGTTCCTGAAGAGTTTGTAAAAGTAATTAGAGATTTTGTGGGGGATTTAAAAATAACATTTCCAGAATATGTACCATTTATTGATAAATGGTGGAAAAACAAAGAAGATTTTAATTACTTTGATAATGAAGAAGATAGAATTCAAGCATATGAAAAATCTGAAAAACAATCAATAAAACTTCTTTTTGATTTTTGTAAGAAGAAATTTCCGCCAAGATTTTTTGATATTTTATATCAAAATGACGATATGTTTAAGGAAGAATCAGAGATTGATACTGAATTTTTCCCAAAAATTCATTTCAAAAATTTATGGCAATGTGATATTTCACAAAAAACACGTGAAACCATTTGGAAATATCTTCAACTTATTTTATTTTCAATTGTTGGCACATTAGACAATAAGGATGCGTTTGGTGATACTGCTAAGTTATTTGAAGCGATTAATCAAGATGAATTTAAAGGGAAACTCCAAGAAGCATTAAGTCAAATACAAGGATTATTTGATTTGAGTGGAAACTTTGGAGAGAATTTGGGCGAAGGCTTGAACCAAAGTGACTTGCCAAATGCAGAGCAAATTAATGAACATATTACAGGTATGTTAGACGGTAAAATAGGACAATTGGCTCGTGAAATTGCCGAAGAAACTGCTAATAATTTAAATATGGATTTTGATGGGGCAACTGACATGAAAGATGTATTTAGTAAGCTGATGAAAAATCCTACAAAACTTATGGGTTTGGTTAAGTCTGTCGGTGATAAATTAGATTCTAAGATTAAATCTGGTGAGCTAAAAGAATCTGAAATGTTACAAGAGGCTACTGAACTTATGAATAAAATGAAAAACATGCCAGGAATGGGAAATATTCAATCAATGTTAAGTAAGATGGGAATAGGTGGATTAGGCGGATTAGGTGGAGGTAAAGTAAATACTAGTGCGATGGAATCTAACCTTAATCAACGTTTAAAAATGGCAAAAACTAAAGAAAGAATTAAAGCAAAAGCTGAAGCTAATGCTATAGCTAAAGCAGCCGCTCAATTACAGTCACAACAATCACAACAATCACAACAATCACAACAATCACAGCAACAAATGAGTGTTGAAGAAATATTAAAATTTATTGAAGGCGAAGAAAAACCTGAAAGAACACCAAGAGGAACTAAACCACCACAATCTTCAAATAAAAAGAAGAAAGGGAAAAAATAAATATATATAATATATATGTCAAGTTTTCAAATATATTATGTATATAATCATAGAACAATACAAAAAGTAGCAAAATATGGTGTTAATTTAGATATAAGCGTCCAACGTGGAGATAAAACAATAGATGAAGTATATAATGAAATAAAATCTGATAAAAATTTTTGTCGAGAAGAAGTTTCAATTAGTTATAATCATTTCTTAGGTATAATTACAAATAATATTACTTTATACGCTGTTTTAGATGATAAAATAACAGGCGTTTTATCTTTTGAATTTAATATAAAAGATGGTAAAAACGTAATTATGTTCGAAGGAATATGTTCCCCAAAAATATATACTGGACAAGGTATAGGACAAGAATTAATAAATACTTTAATAAGAATTGGAAAAGATAATAATTTTAAATATATATTTTTAGAATGTAAAGGTGATATAATGAAATATTATAGAAATAAATTTGGTTTTGAAATAATTGAACAAAGACAAGCTTATAATGATGATGATGATGATGATGATGATGATAAATTATATTATTATATGAGACTAGATTTATCAAAACTATCAGGAGGTAAAATGAAAAAAAAAAGAATTCTCTTCACGAGAAAAAGAAGAAAATTAAGAAAAATTTAAAAGATTTATATATATATAATGACAATACAATTTTGGTCAAATGATCCCACAATTTTATTTAATAAGGAATATGTATTTGAATTATGGCCTACATCATCAATGTGTTACGAAGAGAAATTAAATTCTATCACGCGATTAATTATATTATTAACTATTTTAGGATATATTTTAACAATGTCAAAAAGAGTATTAGCAGTTGGGGCAATAACATTATTGATTATATTTATTTTATATAATATGCGTAAACAAAAATTAACTAAAGATATGGTAGAGAATTTTGAAGTACAGGGTAACGAGATTACTGGTATGTTTGATAATAAACCAAAATCATTCGTAAACCCTGTAACTTTAGATGCTGTATTAAGAACAGAATTTAAGGAAGGAAATAAGAAAAATCCATTTAGCAATGTTTTATTAACACAAATTAACGATGAACCAGAGAGAAAGGCAGCTCCACCAAGTTTTAACCTTGACGTGGATGATGATATAACTAAAAATGTTAAACGTGCTGTTCAGATGATGAATCCTGGTATTAAAAATACAAATAAACAATTATTTGGTGATTTGTGGCAGAAGTTCCAACTTGATAATTTTTTAAGACCATTTAATAGTTGCCCAAACACGAAAATTTGCAATGATCAAACAGCTTACGCAAACTTTCTTTATGGCAACATGCCAAGTGCAAAGGAAGACACGCCTGATGGAAATATACAGCGAGTTAAGGACAACTACCGTTATACTCTTTATTAGCGGGATGATATTATTATTATGAATATTTACTATATTGTATTTATTATCATATATCCAATTTCAAAAAACATATATTATAATCTTATTACAATATTACGTTGAAATACAAAAGCAATAAGTCAAAGAGTTCTAGTCAAATGTAAAAACACCAAATATTATTATTGAAACTATGTGTGGTGTTAATAATAATAATAATAATAATAAAAGAAAACATATAAAATAATCAGGAATATTAAAAAAGTTATCACACTTGATAAAGAAGAATTCGCAAAACAATAGTTTAGTAAATTATATTATTCATTAAAAAATAAAATATCAATCAATAATATATAAATGGCTACTCATTCAGGATATACATTTAATAATCTTACACGTTTGGGCACCGATGAATGTAACCTAACTCAAACAGATATTCAAAATATAGCTTCTTGTAACTATTCTACTCAAAATTATTTTGCTGCTGATTGTAATATGAAAAAACCAATTGAATTAAGTACTACACAACCAGGTATTATGTATAATGGTGGATATCAAGTTGGCGCTGGTGGTTGTAATATTAATGATTCATCTAAACTTCAAATTGGAACAATTCAAACACATCCAAAATGCCGTATTGATTTATTCCATAGACCATTTGCCACTGTTCCTTATTTAGGGCGTGGTTCTGTAAATCCTGTTATGGAATCTCAAATTCAACAAGGAGAACAAATAATTAATAAACGCAGTGTTACTAATTTAAGTGAGAAAAGTTATATTAAATATCACCAAACACCTTTATTACCTGCTGTAAAACAAAGAATTAATAATCCTGCTTATCAAATTGAAAACATTGCTTCTGATGGATGGATTCGTGGCGGTGTTCCGTCTCGTGAATTAACTCGGGATACTGATTATTTCAATAAACATTCTACTTATCAATATGCTTAATATATGTGTATATATGAAATCCAACATATTCCGAGATAATTTATATAGGATATTGTACGATATTTCTTATTATACAAGCTTAAAAGGTGTAAAAAATAATATTTAAATTTATTTAAATATTATTGTATATATTAAATAATGTATAATACTAAATTTGTATGTAGATATTATAAAGATGATATATTTTTAGATACTGATAATGTAACAGAAAACGAAATCAGTTTTATACGTGATTATCTTTATAAAGAAGATTTACTAAATATTTTTACTATTGATTATAATGATAATCAAGTAGTTTTTGAAAATTCAATTTATGAATTATACGAAAAAATTAAAGATTGTGAATTTTTAAAAAAACTTATGAAAAGGGCATCATCAATAATATTCTCAAACGATATTAAATATGGCTTATGTATTTTATATTCTTATGATTACATGTATATGACACATAAATGTGTATCTGATTATTTAGATACTGGAAATATATCTGAAGAAAATAAAATTTTGTTTAAAAATTTTATTAAATAATATTTTATAAATGTATATAAATGGCTTCTACACGTAATAGAAATACTCCAGGAAACTATTGTTTAGAACAAAGACAATATCATAATTCTTCCAATTATACATTATATCCAAATTCACAATATGGCGTTGCTTATAATACGAGACTACCTGGAAATGGATTATTGCCAGCTCAAATTCCTTGGAATAAATTATCATATAATGCTGCTGATACTGAATCATTTTTATTTGGAATAAATTCAACAAATTTAGTGAATCCAGCTCCTTGTTTTGTTCCAGAAATAACACAATTAGATTCAACAAATATTTATGAAAAAGGGCCTGTTTTAATGCCAGAACCTTTAGTAATAGAAAAAAAACAAAGACCTTTTCCTATTCCAAATTAAATTGAGGTTAAATTACATCGTCCGGAAATAAAATGAGACAAACTTTCATCCAAAAATATTCTCATATATTCAAACCGGTGAAAGACACTGAAACGTATAGAAGAGAATACAAAATATAATACAATAAACTAATCTAATGTCAAATAGTTTAATACCCTTTAGGCGTGTTTTACATCATTTGGAAAGAATAATCATAAATTTTTATTTTTTTATAAAAGTTTCACTCATTTTCTTTGAGGACGATGTAATTTAAATATGTTATTATTTATATATAATGAGTAATATAAATGCAATAAATATAGTAAGTGAAAACATAAAAGTCACAAATTTAAATGTAACGCATATAAATGGTGCTCCATATACTCATCCTAATCCATGTAATAACTTATGTAAAAAAGGATACTATGTACCATGTCCAGATTGTAATTATACTGGTCCAGATGATTGTGATTGTGGAAATACATGTGATTTGTGTAACGACGAAGAGTCATACATTCCTGATGAATGTGATTGCTTTGTTCCTTGTCCAGAGAGAGGTGGAAAGACTGGACCCACTGGTATGACTGGACCCACTGGTATGACTGGACCCACTGGTATGACTGGACCCACTGGTATGACTGGACCCACTGGTATGACTGGAGCCACTGGTATAACTGGACCCACTGGTATAACTGGACCCACTGGTATAACTGGTCCCACTGGTATAACTGGACCTACTGGTATAACTGGTCCCACTGGTATAACTGGACCTACTGGTATAACTGGTCCCACTGGTATAACTGGACCTACTGGTATAACTGGTCCCACTGGTATAACTGGACCTACTGGTATAACTGGTCCCACTGGTATAACTGGACCTACTGGTATAACTGGTCCCA